TTAATAGTGCCCATGTTCGGTAAGTGTGGAGTTTACATTATCTGTTACTTGATGTAAAAAAGAACCTGTGTTCACTATATCAACAATAACTGTTGGATCAGGATGGTATTGCTTTTTGTGATTACTGTCTGTACAGACAATAGATATTGAACCTGGATTTATTATTGTCGATCTAAAATTGTGTTTTGAACCATGATGTGGTATTTGTATTGTTTGGATAGTTGCGTAGAGATTTTGTAAACGTTTCATTAGTCTATTATAGAGTATGTCTTTATCGGTATTTACATCGCCGTAGTATATGCAATTTAATCCTGTTTTATACATTTCGTATCTTCCTGGTTGATAAGAAAAAAAAATGTAGGGAATGAAATTTAGGTGCATTCCAGAGAAGACCACTAAGGATGTATCATTAATATTTCCAGATAAATTTTTGTATACATTTTTGATTCTATCATAGTTGTTTTTAATATAAGATACTGAATCGAGCTTAGAATGATCTAAGCCTTCAGCCTTTAATGCGACTTGCAATTGTTTGACTTTAGCAGCATAATTATAATTAAATGGAATGAAGCACCAATCAGCAATCGGTACTCCAATGTATGTAGCTGTAATTGATCTACCGCTAGGCATTGTAAGTTCTTCATCTCTGGTTTCATTGTTGTTATCCTCGCTTTCTTCTTCTGGAAGTATCCGGATTATTTCTGCTTCATTCCTAAAATAGTTCTCAGTATTGGTGATAAGCTCTTCATAACCAGCTAAATCTCTATTTGAGTATGCGAATAGTACCCTGTCGCCTTTGGGAATATAAGGTATCACTACTCTTTTTATTCTGCAGTGTTTCATTAGCTTTGGGATTCCGCTAATGTGGTCTTCATGAAAATGGGATATGAAAAGAATATCAATTTGTTCTCCTTTATTGAATCTAGATTGAATCATCAAATCTAAATTAACTCCAGCAGTAACAGTACCACAATCGTATACGATATTGAAATATTTCATAGTATGTGGATCAACGTGTTTTTCGGTATAGAAAGCACCGAAGCCTACAGGGTGAAAAATCCGTGTTAACTCCATAATGAAAATGGGCGAATCCCTCACTATAGTGCGCCCACCGGTGTTATTAACCGGAACCAGATATCTGGTTACACTATGGCAAGGGATTCATGTTTTAATAACGATATTGGGCAGGTGCTAAAGTACAATCTTTTTCAGATTTGGCAAAAAGTAAGCGGAGTTTTTTGCTCCGCTTACAAATGAAAGTTAGAAGTTGGCTACTTCGTAATATTTAAAAAAGTAATATAGCGCTACCTTGTGCCATTTGGTCAGCTCTTTGTCACCGGACAGAAGTGAGGATACGGTGCATTTGTCAATACCTGTATAGTTGCTCAGGTGCTTACTTTTTAATCCCAGGCGTTCCATTCGTCTTTTTATCCAATCAACGGTAATACCGTCGATGTCTTTACGGTCGAAGTTTACGGCAGATACGGTCAGCTTCCAGTTGTCCGGGATTTCTCCTTTAAACATTTCACGGATACGTTCAGTCAGTTCTTTTTTACTAAGGAACTTGTCATTTACCAGATCTTTTTGTTCTGCTCGAACAATTAACCGGCCTTCATTATAGGAGACAACTTCAATGGAGATGTGCCCCATGCGCTGATACTGCCTTGCAAATTCATCTATTCGCTTTTTACTCTCGGCAGGGAGAGGTAGTAATTCAAGATTCTTCATAATTCATCAATTTACGTTTTGATAATCGGGTATTTAATAATACAATATACTTTGTAATGGAGGGGCTTTCGCCCCTCCGGATCACAATTTGATGAGTCTCATTTGCCCAATGTCGAAAATAGCGATCTGCCCATTTTCACGTCCGAATTGCTTGGCTTCTTCGAGATTAGTGAAAATCCTGATGGAGTCGAAATAAAACTGATTGTTTTCTTCGTTAAGCCATCCACCGACTTTCTTTTCGTGCATCAAAGCATGATTAAGAACTCTTTTCAATCCTTCTTCTCCGAAACAGTCTTGGGTTTCAAGATAGGCGACTGAAATACCTTTTGTGACCTTTTTTAAGGTTGTGAGGTCAACCGTGAATCCGTCAGGATTCGCATCTGCTATCTTTAGGATAGCCTCGAACAATTGTTCCATAATATAAAAGAACTTATGCGGACGTCACCCGCGTTTGTTTGACACTGCAAATATACAGAAAAGTTTGCTACTAACAAACTTTTTGTTGTTTATTTGTTTGCTACTAACAAACTTTTATCTGTTTCTTAGACTTTCTTCGGTTTCCTCTTTACGTCTGATCGATTCGTCCATTGCGTACAAGGCATCAAGAAAAAGACCTTTTCTGATTTCCGGCTTTTTGGTCATGTCTGATTGTGCAAGGGAGTCAAGTAGTCGGAGCTGCGAATCAAATACACGACCGTTACTTTTTCCTTCTCCGGAGAATATTCGTGGATAAGCTTCGGCCATGCAGGAGAGACTTCCTAGAATGTACCAGTACATAGTTATTTTTTTATCTTCAGGGAGATGTTGCAGAATGGCTGCATCTTTATCCAGACAATTGATATCGAACTCTTTTCCACGATGCCACAGACAAGCTAACAGGTGATTGATCTTTTTAGGATCTGATTGCATGGCGTCCAGGTATGTTTGCAGATACATGAATTGTGCAAAGGTGATATCGAATAATTGGTCTTCCGGGCCGGTGAATTTTCTTAAGCGGCAACGGAGGGTTGGATAAGGATTGGTTGTCAGTTCAGGGTTAATAAGGTATTGTTTCAATGAGGTATTGAGGCGGTTCTCTACTTTACGAATCAGAAAGTTGAACTGATCAGCAAGCAGGCTGATTTCTTCCGGAAGGAGAAAGTATTGACGGCTGCGAATCTGGAAACGGACAGTTTCACTTTCCTGCCCGATTTTTATACGGACATATTCCTTGAATATTTTTTTGTGCCGGCATACGTGCGCTTTTAGACAATAAAGCATCATGTAGACTTTAACTTGCTCTACCGGTACATTTGATTGGGTAAGTGCTACTAGATAAAGAAGCTGCTTGGGGGTTAGTTCGTCCCAGTTTCCCGGTATCTTGTAAATATCGTCATTGATTTGTATTGTATGCATGATATTATGATATTGAGGTAAATAGCTTTTTGTCTTTGGAATTGAAGTTCATAGCTTGAGATATTGTTTCAATTCCAAGTTCCGTCCCGTTTTCTGTCAGGTAGGAGCGTATCTTGCCGGCGTAGTATGTTGCCTGATCGGCGAAGAAGTTACCGTTTGCGGACGGATCTTGATAAATCGGTCGGATAGTGGGGGAGTATTCGATCTTTCTACCGGATATACGTTGCTCGGTTGTTTTCTGTGAGGTGTACAACTCGGCTGTTTTATTGGCAAGATAACGGATAATATATTCAATAAGTATCTTCTGTTTGGGTGTTTCCTTACTTTTAGAGAATGCTTCTTTCATTGCTTCATATACTTTGTCCGATATCATTTCCCGGACGTTATGTTCCTGAAGCTGGCGAATGGTAGGGAACATGATGCGATAAGATAATATGGAGTAGTCTATATTTACCATGCCGATATCTTGAAAATCCGTCGCATTACGGATAAAACAAAAGCGGGAAATAGTGTCAGCGACATAGTCAGAATAATCCGCCTTGTTTTCTTCCAGGTAGGATATCAACCGGTCGAGAGCTTGCATTCCCCGGAAGCATAGGTTTACTTTGGCTGCTGCAATTTTTGTGTCACTGGCAGGAGAACGTTGCCCTTGTACATTACTTACTGTGATGCCGCTGTCTCCAAACATGACACCTAATTCGTCAGTAGCAAGCATTAGGGTCAATGGGCCGAGTGCACGTAGTAATCTGTCGCATAATTCAGATTCTGGGCATTCTTTTGCTTTTTTGATGACGGACTTTCCGATGTATGGCTTTATGTAGATATCCAATGCGTCTTCGATATATGGTTCGATAGACTCATAAGGCAGCGAGGCGTTTATTTTGACTACCTTTTTAAAAGTTTCGATGTCGGGGATGAGTATATTCATTTTTGTTCAGTTTCCGGGGTTAAACCTGTGTTCTTAGTTGCTCCCGTACCTTTGTCAAGTGTGGTCAACTGGCAGTTAGTTACGGCAAAATAGATGTCTTTAGGCCACTGGTTTATAGCCTTGACAAAGTATAGAGGTTCCAGAGTTAGATCTTGATACATTTTCATTAGTGCCTGTTCAATAGTGAATAGCTCGCGGGCTTCGGTACCATTGATACTTTTTCCCTTTCCCGGAGCTGCGCCGATAATGCTGGGGTGTACCCCCATTCCGTAACACATCATGTTACTGACTTCTTCACTGTCTTCGATGTATTCTCCACCTTTGAAGAATGATTCGAGAGGGGTGATAATGATATCTTTATCTTCAAATCCTTTTATACGGTCATAGCGAAAGTGGGATATAAAACCTTTGCCGGCATTTTCTTCGCCGGCTAAGAAGTCGTTCATGTCTTGAAGGAATTTACCTCTGCGGATTGCCTTTTCATCATCTTTGACAATCTTTTCTGATGCGTATAGCTTCTCCCAAAAGGTTTCTTGGATATAGATAATGTATCTGAGTGCCATTTGATTCTTGATCAGTGATTTTTTGAAAACAGGGATTGCACTGGAGAAATCATACCAGCCGGACGCAAAAACGCTCCACCAATACGGATGGCTGTAATAAAAACGTCCTGGAGTGGAGATACGAAGATTGTGGATGAACCTACGATCTTTGCCTACTATTGTTTTTCCGTTGTTGTTAGGCGCAAGCCCGATTCTTATTTTTAAATCGAGCAATGGAGATTGCCTGTCGAGCAGGGGAGTGGCGACAAGATCTTCCGGTGTTCCTTTATGCCATTCGGCTGAGTAACCGTGCCACTCGCTTTTCCCGGTCTTCTCGTCAATCTCACTTATTCGGGAACAGGTAGACTCTTTTGCTTTGATTTGCACGATACGGGGAGATTTATCATCATTGTTAAATATATACTCCAGATAGCCGTCATAGAATATAACAAGGTCATTGGCTAACTCCATACGTATAAAATTGAAGTTGTTGTTTTCGAGGAATTCAAAGATTTCCGGCTGTTCCTCCGGGAGGACTTCTTCTTTTATTATTTTCTTTGTAGCCTTATCGCGATACTTGCGATATACGAGTATGCTGTCTCCGAATACGACTTTGTTCTTGAATTCAATGTTGCTTCCTACGGTAACATTAATCCCTATTTTTTTCATAATGTCGTAAGGCATATTATTATTTCGTCCACGTTGCATAAATTTAATTGGAGCCGCTTTTCCTTTGGGAGTAACTTCAATAGCGGATGTGTTTTTGTCAGTGGTGATATCGGTGTTATCACTGAATTTGATAACATTATTGCCACCTTTTAAGACGGCATAGGTATCATATCCTTCCAGAATAAGGTTAGCTGGTGCCTGTTGCAGTTTTTGCTGTTTCATTAGAAATATACTTTGAAATTATTGAATTTGGTGACAAGGCACCGGCGAATCTTTTTGGGGGTAACTTCTCCACAGGGTAATACATTGATTGTGCTTCCGCTGCTATGGAATGAAGTTAATACTGCTCGATCGTAAGTAACCAATTCGCCATTGCTTTTTTTGCAGAATTGGATAGAGAATTCAAGAGGCTTTCCGTCTTTTCTGCGTTCCATTATCTGCCAGATCTTACTTTGATGTATTCTTTTGTCTTTTAGCATGATTGATAAAGATTAAGATGATAAATACTATTGGAATCCCGATGATTAGTCCGTATTTGATGCCGTTGTCTATTCCGGTTGCGACGGAATTATCGGCGTCTCGGTGAGACTCTAATTTGCTGTCTTGCTGAAACGTGATATCAGTTTTCGTCTTTTGCTTCTCAGATATGTGTACAGTGTCATTTTCTTGTAGCAGGGTTTTGATATTCTTCTCGCTCCCCTCAATCTCGATATCCGATATCGGGGGTAGGCCGGTAGCCGGATTTGTAGCTTTCGATGTGTCGAAGTTGACTTTGATCTTCCAACCTTTATCGGCTTCTTCCTTATTGAAGTTGAATCGGGAGTAGATATCTCCGGTTCTATCGTACAGAGTTGAATCTGAGATAGAAAGATTACTTTGCTCTTGAGCGCTACGATCTTTTTGATAAGTAGTACGGCAACTACACAATAGCCAAGTGATAGTAAGGCTAGCAAGAAGAATGAGGGTGTGTACATGATGTTTCATTGTTTTCGGTTGTTACACAATAGGTTTATACATTTGAATCGTTTCAGGTCGGCTATTTCGTTTTCGTTATCCGCTATCTTTTTATCCTGATCTATTTGATTGTTTTCTAGCTTTTCTATACGGGTAGCCCACTTTGTTTCGCTTTCTATTCTCTCTTTCTTCATAGCTTCTTTGTCGGCTCTCAAGTCAGCGATTAGTTCCTGATATACATCTTGTACGGAGCTGAGAGCTTTGGCTTCCGCTTGTTTTTTTGTGTACTTGAGTGTAATCACCCCAGTGATGAATGACAGGAGATCACCACCGAGTATGAATGTGAGTAGATTCTGTGTAATGATATCGTTCATGACCTTCTTTTTATGCAAAGGTATCAGCTACCTGGTAGGTCATAAAGGACACGCCTACGGCAGAAAAACAAGTATCACGAGCGTGATGATTTTTGAGGGGACAGGTGCTGCATATAAGGGAAATTGAAAAACTTTAGGTCGAAATTTCTTTTCAGGGCGGTGCGTGGTCTTTTGACCGATAAAGGGGAAATTTTTCCCCTTGAGAACCCTTTATTGGTTGGACGACAGCTTCTTGCATTTTTTGTTATGGGAATTACATGAGATTAAAAAAAATGCCGGAAAACGGTTCGGAAAGCTTTATTTGTTTTTTGTCGCAAACTAAAACAATTTAATCATTCCGAACCGTTTTCCGGGAATACGCCCTTTTCTCATCCTTTTTGGTGGGGCAGAGTGGTATTTCTGTTTTGTTGTCTCTTTCTCCTTTTTCTGCCTGTCGCCACTTCATAGGTATGTCTCTTTCGAGGTATGTTTTCCGACTTTATTCCGCGAAGGTAAATGTTTCTTTTCCTATGCAAAGCTCAAGCCGTCTAGTTTATCTTAAAATCTCCACGCCTGCGGGTTGTATTTAAAGATAAAAGCTTGGCGTCGTTGCAAGAAACACCTTCTAGGGCGGCATAAAGGCGAAACATACCCCGAGCGAAAGCGACGGAATAAAAAAAAGCTCCAGGTAGGGAGAAAGAGGATAAAGGCTTACACCCTCCGGACTTCAAGTTCAAGAATAAATTAACAATAAACACAGTATAATTATGAAAACAAGAAACGTACCGGAAAGTTGGAAAAGACAGTGGTCAAAGTTTATGTATTGCTTTTTTGATTATTTGCCCGTCAAGTATGAAGCGAATGAAAGAGAATGGAAAGTACGGAAAATGATTTGGGATTTTAAAGATGGGAAACGTAGTTTAGCGGTGGCAGAATTGATTGCAAAGAAGATACGGGAACAGTTCGGGGCGGAATGTGAGAATATAACGTTTACCTGTATTCCTGCCAGTTCTTCAGATAAGAATGAATCACGTTACAAGAACTTTGCGGAAGAAGTGGCAAGGCTGACAGGCTGTAAGAATGCTTACCAAGCGATAACAGTAGAAGGAAAACGGTTGGCTATTCATGAATACAAAGGAGCCAAGGCGGTACAGGAAGTAGAAGTTATCAATTTTGATGAATCTTTTTTTAAGGACAAGAAGGTACTTGTATTCGATGATATCTTGACACAAGGAACGAGCTATGCACGTTTTTCATGCACACTTGAAAATATGGGCGCAGAGGTTTTGGGAGGATATTTTTTAGGTAGAACTTTAATGATATAAGAATATGAATAATTTATTTGATATAGTAGGAGAGAGCAGACATCTAAGTGATAATGAGCTAATATATAATATAACGAATAGCGAGCAAGCTGTTTCCCAGTTCGTGGAAGCATTAAGTCACAATGAAGATTTGTCCGTAGAAATGTTGTTTGAGGGATTAACGCCAGGAAGAAAAAGAGTGGCGTTGGCAGCAGTGGAACTGTATAAGAGAATGCAGGAACGTAAATTTGAAAAACAGGTAGTGAAATCCAGTGAAGACGTTTATAAGATAATGTGCCCTCTGATTGGTGAACTGGAGATAGAAGAATTTTGGGTACTGTTACTGAATCAAGGGTCTAAAGTTATCAAGAAGATAAGGTTGTCAAGTGGCGGCATTGATGGAACATATGTAGATGTAAGATTATTATTGAAACAGGCTGTATTGAATAATGCGACGAGAATAATAGTTGTGCATAATCACCCGAGCGGAAATAAACAGCCGAGTATGATAGATAATAGGTTGACGGATAAAATAAAAAAAGCATCTGAAGTAATGGAGATACATTTGGATGACCATTTGGTTATCTGTAATCATAGCTATTATAGCTATTCTGATGAAGGTCGTTTATAAAGGGAAGGGTGCAGGGGCACCCATTCCGTTTTGCTCGCACGCTCGCAAAACGGAATGGGACCCAAAATAGGTATTATTTATTTGATTTTCGTTCCTTGAATCACGAAGAGGCGTGAATGCTATTGGTATATTATTTATTTATTATTCAGAAAGAAGATTCCTCCGGCACGTGTACCCGGCAGAGTGAAATAGAAATTCATTCCTAGCCATAGTGTGTCAAATGCATCTGTGATGTGCGTTTTATATTCGTCCGGATTATCAGGTGTGTCGGGTGTTCCTTCAGGTGTTTTATCCTTTTCAAATCCGTTCTTTCCCTGTTTGACCCCAGTTTGTTCCATTGCTATTTTCAGGAATTCGTTTTGATGAAGGTTTATTTGTATCCAAAGAAATTGCGGATCTCCTTTTAAGGTTAAGTCAATGTTTAAGTGCTTCCATTCGTGTTTCGGAGCTTGTCCGACATATACCATTGTGACATGATATCCGTTTTCTTTGAATACACGTTCGATGATGTCTGCATAGGTTTCAGTAGAAGATCCGGATTCCCATGTAAAAGTATGGTCATAGTAGATGACTACATCTCGATTAAGCTTCGGACGGTAATAGTCGGCTATCATTTTGACTAGGTCTTGCAATTTTCCGGGAGTTTTGACGTAAAATGACTTGAGTACGCGCATCGTGTGATCATCCAGCTGTCCGACGACTGCGGTGGATATGGATGCATTGGAGTCAAAGGCCAGATGAAGCTCCTTTGAAAAGTTGAGGTCGCCGTCGCCCAGACAACCACATGTCGTTAGTTTGCTCCAGTTACTGCCTAAATCCCGGAGACGTCCGTTATCGCCAGGCGTGTAGAAGTGAATATCATCATCCAAGGCCGAATAAAAGCAATTTTCGATCCGGAATAAACGTTCGTTCATAAAAGCAGTACGCCAGATCAAAGGAGGCGAGTTCCGGTACATCTGCCAAATGAAGTCTTCACCGAGTACTTCCAGATTGTCGAACACATCATATTCACCGTAGAAGACGGTATATTCCTTTGTTTTTCCCGGGAGAGGTTTAATAGGAGGTTGATATCTCCGTGCAAGGTCTAAATCGCGTTGATATTCTTTGATCATGCGCATTACATGGTCAGTGAGTGGCTTTCGTTTGTATTCTTGTAGCTTGAGATACAATGTTCTGATTAGATTGATATGTGCAGGCGACATCTCGTCTATCTTATCGAGAATCCATTTTCCCATAGAAGCAGTCGGCATATCTGTTGAGTAACTTACGCTGTGGTGATGAGGACAGTTGCCGAAATATTGCCGATTACCACGATTGGCGGGATCTACTTCACTTTTAATTTTCTCATAATTGAGAAACTTAGCTTCGGGACCTATCACCCAGTCGAGTGACATAGAGTTTGCGGACATTCCTTGATTGAAGGAGAGAATTACCATGACGGTACCATTCCAAAAATGAAATGCATTGCTCCAGCCATCGCCTAATACCGGGCGTACCGGTTTGGCGAATCCCATGCTTTCTGGAGCTTTGTGGCCAACGACATAATGTATTCCTTGTATATATCCCCACTCAGCAAGTGCTTTGCAGATTGCCGGTAATGTGTTTCCCCATGCCTTGGCGTAACTCGGAGAGATTAGGCCGCCTAAAGAACCCGGCATTTCCCATACGTTGCGGAGAATGATGCGTGCGTCAATCCCTTCGGATTTTCCGGTACCACGTGAGGCAACTATATATTCATCATGTGCATTGATAGACATGGCATGGCGTTGCATCTTATTGAAGAACTTGTCTACAACCTCATCTCGTTTTCTGCGGAGTTCATATGCGGAGAGGGCAGGAGAGTTCTGCGGATTCATTCTTTCTCCTCCTCTGTAATAGGTTTGATGTCTACTGCTCTTTTACTTAGCATTCCTTTAAACAGGGTGCGCAGCTCTTCCCGTTTTTCTTCAAGGTTTTCAATCTCTTCAAGTCCTTCCAGGAGGGTGACGTCGTCCGAAGGTTCGAATGACGGAGGAATCATTTGTGAATAATCGAATTTATTATCATCTTTATCTGCACGTGTATATTTGCCTATTTTATCCAATGCGGCAGCAGCTCCTTTTGCATCTTCTTTGCCCATTGCCATATTAAAAGCCCTCTTACCACCTTCTACAATCATATACCGGTACCAGGATGTTGCAGCTAGTTGGATATTTCCGACTAACCGGTTGATCATACCGATATCCCGGTAGGCTTGTGATTTGGAAATCGGTTCTGCATTTCCTCCACAACCGTGTATTAGGAAGTTTACCAACTCAGTGTCCGGAATAAGTGGTTCTTCCATTTTTTTACTGACACATAACATCATACGTTTTTTGATTTCCATTTCCCTGGGGGAAAGGATGGTTGTCGATTCGTCCTTATCTTTGTATAAAGCTCGTTCGATTCTCTCGTATGTAGGATCTTTCTTTGGCATTATTCATTGATGCTTTGTTCTTTCATGTATTTATCAGCAAGAGGTTCGGCGGCAGGACTGCCAGCAACGGCCAGTTTGATAACTGTTTTCCGGAGATTGAGCTTGGTCTGAAGTCTCCCCTGATGATAGGAGGTATATATAGGTGAACTGCAATGATTTTTACATATATCACAGAAGTAGTCACGTTGATCAGTCGGGATATCTAGCAGTATTGCGATTTCTGCCGGAGGTAAAAGTGCTGCAGACATATCTTTTATTTGCTTTAATATTTCTTCGGACAGAGTCATTATTCTAAACTTTCATAGTGGATAGCGTCTTCATACGCTTGATTAAACATATTTGAGAAATACTCGAAATGCTTTCCGGAAGTGAAATAAAAGCCGTTTTCCCATCGGTGGTTTTGATTAAGGTTAGCAGATCCTGCAATTCCAAATTTATATTGTTCGTTTTCGACTAGCAATAGTTTGGCATGGCAGGAATCAATCCGGATTCTCGGACTAATATTTGAAGCAAACAGTAATAGATCAAGCTTATGACGTTTTACGGTCGTATCCAGCAAAAGAGTAAGGCTTTCGATTTTCTTTTCGTCTGAAAGGAAGAAAAGTGGACGCAGACTGTCTTCCGAGATACTGAATGTTGCTATTTTTACGTGTGCCGGGCCTATATCCGATAAAAGAGAGGGCAACACTTCATGTATTGCCCATTCTCCTTTGTGCATGAATGGCTCGATAGAACCGGGGCACAATGCAAGTGGAAAGTTATCCTGCACTCTTTTCACCTTGTGTTGCTGTTATCTCTGCTTCCAGTATGGCAAGTTCCGTCTCATACTTCTCAATGCGGTCCAATGCATTCTGCATGACAGTCTGTTTGTTGTCCTGCCTGGCTCGTTCTGAAGCGGCTTTGCTGTTGGCTATATTATTTTTCAAACGCTTGATTTGGCGGGCAATTTCAAAACCGCGTACAATACTGTTTTCACTTAGTATTGGCCGCTTTTCTTCAAGTTGCAGTTCACCTTTCCCTTCCGCCCAGGTATCGATCTGTTTCCAGAGTTTGCGACGTTCATCATCGAGCTTGCACAGTTCTTCGGCTATCGGTTGTCGTTCTTCTGGTGGTATGTCTTGGTTGGCCACATCATTATGCAAACTTGCATATAAAGGTGCTATTTCTTTGATACGTGCGTAAGCTTTCCGGATAGAAGGACTGAGTGATTCTTCCGTGATAATCTTGACACCCGGAGTGTTCAGTGTTTCGCATTCGTTTCGTAAGGCGGATAGTTCAGACATTTTTTCGTCAAATTGCTCCTGAAGGGATGCCAGTTCTTCGGTATGGCTTTCGCTGTCATTTTCCAGATCATCAATACGGGACTGCAATTCATTGACTAATATTTCAAGCGAAGTGATATTTGCTTGTTTTTCTTCGATTACTTTTTTCCGTTCACTCTCGTTTATGGTCCTAACCACGGCAATTTCCTCAAGAGCGGCAGGATATAGTGAAGGAGAATATTTGATTTCCTTGTCAATTTTCGACAGGCAATTGACAAGCTGGGTGAAATGCGGGTCAAAAATATGTGGACTTTCCGGAGCTGTATCTAGGTAAGCTGCGTATTTCTTTTTCATAGACTCTTTAGCAAGAATCCCGAAAAGAACCAGACCGTCAGCATATTTGCGCTGGCGGTCTCCTAACCATTGGCTGAGTTGTTCTTGTCTGATCATATTATTCGATTGGAGGCGTTGGGGCCGGTTTTAATTCGCCTATGACTTCCATATCGATGGGAGTTTCCAGGAAGATCGCAGAGTAATTGGAATCGGCGGTAGCCGTATAGGTGGTACCGCGACGGTCGCTTCTTGCTTTTCCTCCATTGAATGAAGGAGCGGTAGAAGCATATAATCCCGGTTGCCCCATGATCATTTGTCTGCCGTCAGAGTCTTCAAAAACGTAATAGCCTGCTGTGTTTTTTACCAATGCATTGAATGCATGCATTTCAGGAGTATTGCCGGGGAAGAAGAAGCTCAGTGTTTGTTTATAGCTGATCCCGTCAGCTTCACCTTGCTGCTCCGCTTTATAGTCGACTGTTGCATCTGTACTATATAGATAAATAGGTTGCTTATACGTCCCTTCTGCAGGAAAAGCAAATGTACCGGCTGCCGTCACTAGTGCTTCATTGTCTGCTGCTTTGCCGGGATCCGGAACGGTGGGTACTGTATTGGGTGCATCAAATGGGACGAACAGTAACCGTCCTTTATATCCACCCATATTATTTTGACCGACATTCCATTTCAGCGGTGCGAAGGCCGGACCAGCTGCCAACATGGTCAATGTATTTCCATCAAGATGACATGTCTGAGGGTGTAGTTCCGGGATTGCAATAACCAAAGCCACAAAGAACATACAGAGTATTAGGTAAGTATATTTTTTCATTAGTGTAATTGTTTAGAGTGAATAGGATAAAGCGACCAAAATGGCCGCTCATTTTTTTATCTCAGTTTAGGTATAAGCACCGGTTGCGGTTGTAACTGCGCCTTCCACGACAGTCACTTCCTGATCGGCAGGTTTAGTCTTACCGTCTACAGCAGTAAATTCAATAGTGTACTTGCCGGGTGTGAGACCGATGATGCATTGACCATTACCACGTTCGGCAACTTTACCTTTGATGGTCCAAGCAGCATTCTCCGTTCCTGTGATGTCGACTTGTACACCTCCGGTCTTGCAATAATCCCCTGCAAGGTCTAGAGATTCGTTCTTTTGCTCGTTACAGCGGTATACTTTTTCGTGCCAGTCGCGGATACGGGTATCATAACCCGTTTGTAACCAGAATTGCCATTCATTCGGATCTTCGTAGATGTCACGAATTTGACAGAATTTGGTTGCGGCCTGAGTGTTGAAAGCGACATCCATGTTGCCTTTTTTCTGAAGAACCAAACGCGATCCTTGGCCTAGTGCTTCATGGGAGAGAATTTCGAGAGCAGGGCACATTGCGTCTTCACGCAAAAGTTCAATCATACGCTGCATTGAAGGATACTCCTGCATACGCAGTTTGTTGCGGAGAGCAGAGCGTGCAGCTATTAATACCGTTTCAGCACAAAGCAGCTGTGGAATTCCTGACTTGGAGGAACGCAGGTAAGTGTTGGCACCACCAATCCATTCAACCAAATTTTCATAAGCGGCGGAGTCTGTATCCTTTGTAGGCAAAGTAAAAAGACCTGATGGGGCAAAGTTGCCGCGAGCAGCATTGACATCACCTGTTGTAATCAGCATGTCGGCTTTGGTAAACAGACCGTCAAATGCGCCTGAAGGTGAGGTTGAGTCTTCGTCACGTTCTGCATGAAACAATGTATATACCACGTCTTCGATATGCGATTTTACCAACGTGAAGGCTACACGGGTTTCAAGAGGATGTTTCTTGTTGATGTTGCTGACCGGCTGACCTCCTACGATCAACAATTCACCGTCGTCGTATTTTTGGGAGTTCTCTTTAGTGATACATACAACATCTTTCGGTTCGATGACGGAAGGTTCATAACCGAGCAGCTTATCAACCAGACGGAAGTCTTTTCCAATCTTGTAAGACTGGGTTCCGCCGGCACGACGGCGCTCATTGATTAGGGCATGTTTGCCTTGCAGATCCATCACGTTCAATCCCAGTTTGGCGGCAACTTCCTGTAAGGTGGCAAATGGGAGCGCGCGAAGAGCCTTATCGTAGGTGATTAAGGCTTCGTTCAATTTCGATACGTCAATTAATTTTGGAGACATATTCTTTAATAGTTAAAGTTGGTTAGTAAATTAAAGGAGGCCGTCAGTTTTCAGGCGTTCTGTGATTTCCAGATAATTGCCGGCATTTTTGTCGCAGTAAGCAGCCAGATCTTCCTTCTCTCCGCTTGCGGCAGGTTCACTCTTGGGAGCTGGGGATCGTTCACCCGGCGCCGGTGTTTTCTTCAAATTAGCTACTTGTTCTTTGAGCTGGGTGATATCTGAATCCTTGGCACTTACCTCGGTTCTCAGATTAGCGATCTCTTGGTCCTTTTCGCTTACCGTCGTTTTGAGTGCGGCTATCTCAGTAGTCGCTTCAGATAATTTTTGATCGATCTCCTGTTTAGCTTGTACGAGAGAACTGTTCTCCGATTTCAGACGGGCGAATTCATTATGCAGGGAGTCGAGATTCTCTGCTGATAGTTCGGTCGTTACTGCCTTATCTTGGCTGATATTCAGAAAAGATAAAAAAGCTGACCATGATTCTTTTAAAGTCATTTTGTCTTTGAATGAAGTTGATAATACTGGCACGGAATTCGTGTCCATACCCGCTGCCAGGAGAACGGATGTGGAACGATCATAGAGGCGAACGGCATTGGAATTTGCCGGAATATCCACAATAGATGCTTCCATTAACTCGCATTCCGTGACAGTTTCACGGGTTTGACCGGGTACTAGAAGATCTTTGTTTGCTGAGGTAGCAATAATGCGGATTCCGACGCTTGCAGCGTTGTAAGTCCCTGCTTCGTATTTTGCGGCAATTGCTTTTGATAGATCATCAACTTTGTCGAAAATAGGAATGGCAGAAAGTTCGTCGCCGTTAAGTTGTATATCCTCCCAATGACCGATAGCTTTTGAATCTCCCCAAATGGGAGAACCCTCATCACGGAAATGCATATATAGCATGACCGGGTTTTTCTTGAATGCTTCGATTAGCATTCCGGAAGTAAGTACCCGGAATCCGTAACGATTGAGTGAGGAATCGGAAAGAATGATACGTTTTTGGCTCATTATACTGATTTTGGTGCAATGATACATTTATTGAAAATGGTACGGAAGGACGAATTATAAGTTGTAGTACTGAAGTATCGGATAAATAGAGGTTCCTGATAACTGTAATTCATAGCCGCTATAATCAGTCACTTTTTTCCCGATGATTTTATTCAGACTTCCCAATAGTGGATATTGTGCTGTACCATAAATATATTCATATCCGTTGGTATCTTTACAACGGAGAATACATCCTTCGACAATCTTATAGCGTAAATTATCAGCTTCTTTTAGGCTGATAGCTGCTTTGAGAAGCCGGATGTTTGTTGAATATTTATATATCGTACCTCCGGAGGTTTCATTAGGGGTGACAGTCGGAGCTTCAATAACACCTAGAGTGTGGAGGGGATGCCAGGTGTGTCCCTCTGTAATTTTGATACACGCAGTGTTCTGATGAACAGCAAACAATGCAATTTCATTTTTAAATAGGATATCGGCACTTAATATGCCTCCCATATTATTATAATTATTCATAAAGTGTTGATTTTCAATTAGTACGCATTTTTGAGTCGTTTTTCGAACATTTTTCGATCAAAAAAAGGACAATTAACTACACTTGCCCGGCTATTTTTTTGAGCGATTATAACCTCTTTTTTTCTCTTTCCGGCGAATTTCGGCTCTCCACCGGTAATAGTTCTTTTTGAATGCATCCTCTGTGATTGAATCAATTCCATACATAGTCATGAAATTATGTATCGCATTGATATAAGTGATACCATAGGTATGCTTTTGTTCGTCCAGGAAGTCATGGGCTTCTGCCCATAACATTCGATCGATCTTTCGTACGAGGATAATCTGTGAACGTATTCCCAGATAATTGTATGTTTTGGGATTTTTGCCTAAACTGCGTTCCGGCAGGATAATTTCTAGATTTCCATGATCAATGACGTTGCATGGACGTCGTTCAAGTAGGTCGTAGATAAAGTGGTAGATATCCGTATTATCCGGAAAACGAATCGGAGAGTCCTGCATATTACAGAACTTTCCGATAAGATACTCCTTAAGATGTGGTGGTACTTCAATCTTAGTAGTAATCATAAAAACGTTTGGTTTAGGTATGGAGCTAATGTACAAAAAAGAAATGAAGAAACCTTGTATATCAATGAAAAAAGAGTGTATTCAGTGTATCACCCTTTCCAAAACCGTACTATTTTTTTGTGCGATTGTGCAAAATAACTATGAACTTTTACTTAAGTGCTGAATATCAATTTGTTAACCCCGTACAAAATGATGTACTTTTTGGCACAAAATCATTGTTTTGCGTACAAAATGCATTTTTGTGCCTTTTTGTACGAATCGTACGTTTTTGTACGAAAATCGTGCAATGTGTAAATATCTGATTTTTAATGTAATAAATGAAGAAAAATAGGTGTCTGCACGAAAGCACAAAATTTTATCGTGTTTTTGGGTAGGGTATTTTTAAAGAAGAAAGAAAAATAAAAAATATATATATGTGTTCCTGATTTTGTCCGGCACTTCCTCCTGCACATTTGTTCAAAACGTTTGTGATAAGATGAAGGGGAGGCGAGGGGGAATGAAAAAGAAAGCCCGGTGCGCAGAAGCACACCGGGAAATAATACTAATGCTATATATAACAGAAATGAACCGACTTGCGTTAGCGTAAATCATCAGGATAAAACACTTGAGAAATGAGTTCGTATTCGCGAGGCAAGGACTTGACGCCGACTACAACACAAATACCCCTTGCGGCAAGCTCATACAGCCTTTGGGTAGTGATGATAGAACTGCGGAAACTATAGTTGCTGCATAGCACAAAATAAGCAGTAGCCAGGTCTACGGAATAAATATCTTTGCGTATTATCTTTTTGGCATCGGATGGGACTTTTGCAAAGCCAAGACGAACGGCCAGGCGTGATATAAGTAACTCTCGATCATCGGCAGACGGAGCAACAATCACCATTATTTTATTCTCTTTTTTTATCGGCATAATGTTGTGTATATCAATGAAAATTTGTATCTTTACAAAGTAATAATTTGGAATAATCTACTCATCTGCGATTCGAGTAGAAGTGGTGCCAATTAACAGCCGGTACTACTTTAGGTACGTGCCGAATAGCACTGTAATCATCAGAAAACTCTAAAAAATCATCTAGTACGTCCTTTCTTGTCGTTTCTTCTATAATATACATAGCAGCTATTTTAATGAATAGATCACGTGATGCGGGCTTGCAGTGTTCGTCAATGCGAATACTGCTCCCTTCAGGTATTGCAGCTAGGATATTATTGACGGCATGGTAGAAGCGCATAAAACGTTCCGGATTCTGGTGATAAACAGGAAGAACTTCTTCTAATATCTCTTGATACGTAAATGGCATTGTTATCGTTTATATTGGGAATCTGACCAGCTTTCATGTAGTAGCCTTTCATGCAGAGAGTTTTTTCCCGTTTGTTTATAGGTATTTTTTCAGTTCTTCTCGATCTATAAAAAAAGCACATGCCATATACTTACCTGGTAATCCAATTGTCTGTGCTTTTGCATCATCCCCACAATCTTTTTCAGTCCCAAAGCCAACAATTGAGCCGCGCGGATCATCCTTAACATCGACTATGGTAGTGGACATTCTCAAACCTTTATTGTCATCTGCTGCCATTTTCTTAATAGCGTCCAGAATTTTATTACCATCATTATTCATATCTTATTTATTCTAGTTAAGATTTTAACTTTTCGTATCTAAGTCCGAAGCACAATTTTATCATTATGCGTTGTAGCCAATTCATAGACTTAAAAACGGGAATAACTGATTTTGTGTATTCATGTACCAATTGAGCTACTGCTTTAGGTTGATCAATGAGAAAATGCGTATTATTATCGTTCATAATATTCCTTTCTAAATTATTATTAATCAATTGGTAACTCTTGAATTTTTCTCATAATATCCGTAACTTCGTCTGCTGTGATATAACCTATTACATCATCTGTTATTGGTGTAGCATAGCATAATATACCATCTTTAAGTATTCCAACCTCATAAGTATCTATACCATTAGAATAGAACATAGAACCGAATATGACGCTAATTCCATAACCGTTTTCAAAATTCATTTTTGCCTGTTTAGCTTCTGCATATTCTTTAGCAAGATATAAAGGAAGTTTTTGAGCTTCTCCTGCTATTGGATGCGGAATAAATACCAAATCTTTGAAATTCTTTATTTTACTCATATTTATTCTAATTTGAATGTTTTGCTGCAAATTCTATCAACTTGACAAGAACTGTCACTGGGTGTCCGTGAAACTCTTCAGTCGGTTCGCCACTCTCCATATTTATAACTATTCCCACGAGGCTTCTGCGTCCAAATCCGTCGATTTCACCGGGGTGAAGCATTATCCCAAATAATGTTCCCTCATGATTGAAAGTGCTCGGAAGCAGTTGAAGAAGCTGTGTTGTAGAAAATGAGGCGCAATAATCTTTTTTATTCGCCAAAGTACTGTCTAATGAATATGTCCCGCTACTCAAATGGAAAGAAAGGTCGCTCATAGACTTTGGAATCCCAGAGTTTATTAAAATCTCGGAATCTCGTGCCCCAGTTCCCATAATCTTTCGGGATATAGGAACACGGCAATAACAAACCCTGTCGTTTATACTTGGTTTTAATACTTTGCTTATTATTTTATTCATATCTATTCTTGTTCTGGATATCACTTTTGGCAATCCAACCAATTCAAAGCACTCTGTAAGCTATTAGTATAATTGGCGTTATAAATATAAGAGACTTCTTCGCCCTGCCTATATTCACGATCATTGTCTGTTTCGCCTAGAATAAACTCCATATTGGTAGTTCCTAACCTAAACACACCTATACAGTAGGTTACACCTTCACGTTTCTTACTCTTTTTGAGTCCTAATAGAAAAATTCCTTGTTTTTCTGACATAATATTATTCCTTTTTAAGTTTAAAAATCAATTTGCTTTTGTTCATATTCAGAGTTTATATCATCTGAATCATTATTACCGGTATAAGTACCTGTACCAACTGTAAAGTATTCGACTCCACCGGCTTTGTCGTCAATAACAGGGCGTCCGTCTTGGTCGACTTGAAAAGGATATCCCGTTTTGCTATCATATTTTTGCGGATTGAAAATATAGCCTTTCCATTCACAGTACATGATAAACTTCTTTTTGAATGCAGTGGGAGAGATGAATTTCCGTTGTGCGGGATCATACGTGCAAAAAGCATCATACAAATCTTTTCTAGGAAGACGTACATTAAGATGTTCAGCGCAAGAGAAGTACTCATCTGCCCAGGAAATGAGAGTTTCACCCATTTCTTGTCGTAACTTACGCTGTTCTAGTCGTTCGCCTGGCGCCTGTATTACCCCAAAATTGAGATATAGCTGAATGCAGTTAGCTAATAAGTTCCAAGTAAGATTCCATTGATCGAAATCCCACTCAGAAAAGAAAAGAGAGCCGAAATCGTCAACCGGTTTATGATTGTCATTGTAGAAATCGGAAAATGCCAACAACCATTGCCTGTCTTTAAATGAAGAACCGCTACCTTTTAATGCATGATTGGTCGCAATATATATTTTGGGAGAGGCTGAGAAGGGTATAGTAAACCGCCCTTCTCCTTTGTGATTAACACTCCAGTCTCCTGTGATATTAGGAAACAGAAACTCGAAATTGAAATTAAGCAACACATCATCTATAAAAACGATTTTCGTGTTTTCTTGAATATCATTCCAAACAAATTGATCATTGAATATATCTGGTCGTTTTCCTGGAATGTAGACAGTGGGAGTGACATGTCTCATGAGTTCTCCAAGTAAAGATTTACCGGAACGACCATTACTTTCTCCGACTTCGGATTGTTTTCCATCCATGCCAACTACCGCCCTGGCTACATTGTTATCCTTAGCTTCCATTGCTAAAAAACCGATAGCACAGAGCTTACTCAACAGATGCATCTTGTTTTCGGCATTTTCATCCGATTCTACTTCTTGCGCTGGTTTTCGCCATGTGAAATTTGATGCGTTTTGGAGAAATTGAAGAAAATGACATTTTTCCCCTTCCTCAGAAATCTCATAGAAATACTTTCCTTCAGCATCCCGTTTGAATGTAATGAGCGGTTTACCGAGATATTTAGCTTTGATTTGCTTACGTTGTTCTTCCCAGATGTGGTGGGTAATGCTTTCATATCCCATTTCTAACACCTTATCTTTTGTAATGTACCAACAGGCGCTGTCGAAGTAGAAGTATTGGCTTTCCCGGTTAGGTTTTATAAAGTTTGGTTCAATGAAATTCAATAATGATAATTTGTCCGGACCAACATATTGGGATACCCCTTTAATAAGCATTTCATTCACTTCTTTCTTGCAGTAATGTTTTGCGAACTGAAACAAATAGTCACGCGCATCAGAAGCTTCAATCATACGAACGACAGGAGGGTCCAACTGAATAAAACGGAATGACTTGTCTAACATTCTTAGGCGGCCAAATCCTCTGTTTTGCAGGAAATTATGTGAATTGACATAGCAAAACTGGTATTCAATGCGCGTATCTCCTCCTCGAATGTTCTTTTCTACTTCTTCCCAGAATTTTTCATCATCATCGAAAGGTTGTGCTAAGACAACTTTACCACTATCATCGAATTTCCAGCGATATCTTCCGAATACAAATTCCGGAAGATTTTTTAGTACATCTCTATGTCTCTCTGCAAAAGATTCATACGAATGCAAGCACCATAATTCTTGAAGCTTGTGGTCGGTCCAAGTCGTGATCTTAAACATTTCCACGTATTTGCCCAGACCTTTCTTCTCGTTACAGGCTGCTTCTATATCTTTTGCCAATTCTTCCTCATGCCCTTTCAAACTATTGGCTAAAAGGTCATCCAATCCTTTATCTCCTGCTTTATTCTTTTGTATATGGCCAATAAATATTTCAACATAAATATTACGATTTTTCAAGGTACGCATATATTCCTTGAAATTACGGGCTGCAAAGAAAAAACAACTAGGTCGTTTCTCGACTCTGTCATTGAGTCGAATGTTTGTGCTGATATCATCCCAATCAGAGTCGAAGATAAAAGCAACCTCCTTTACTCCACAAGTTGTAATGATCCGAACGATATCTTCAGGGAGCGCACCATTTAGACCGAGATTCTGTATACCGCTAACAGCGATAGACGGAATCCCGTGCTTACAAGCTTTTTCAGCCTTTTTTTCACCTTCCTGAATGTAGAGCCGGTCAAATTGTTGCTTCTCTTTATAAAGCCTCCGCATTCGTTCCGGGATGTAAATAGGGGTGCCGCTTCCAATCGGAGATTTGTATTTGAACGGCTTGCCGTCTTTATCAAGATGTGCGTCAGGAAATTGCCAACGGATTCGATAGTATTCTTTTCGTTCACCAGTCTCTTTTTTACGATGATCTTTCCTGGCATAAGTGACAGGCATTCCTTCAAGATCATAATACTCGATAATAACATCATCACCTCTAGGATCTATGGTTCCATTTTCTGCGAGTGTTCCTGGACGAAAAGTGCGTAATTTGAATATAGATTCGTTTTTTCCTGTTTTATAGACATTTGCTGTGACGTCTTCAAATGTCAAACCCGACTCTGCAAGCATTTTTGCACAGAAACTATTAACATCATTTCCTTTGGCTTTTTTGCTGCCTTGCTTCATCTTTACCGGCTTCTTTTTTTGTTCGGGAACTGCATCCAGTAAAACACTGAATTTGCCGGCCAGATATTCAAGCGCTTCCGGAAACTGTTTTCCTTCTACTCGCATTAAATAATCTAACGCACCGACACCGGCAATTTGATGGCAAGAGAAACAGTTGTAAATATCCTTAGCGGGATTTACACTAAATTTTTTAGATGCCTTGCAATGCGGACAGTCGCAAACGTAACTTGTCCCGGATTTGCGTAGGTTCTGGAAGTCTTGTACCACATTCAATAGATGCCCGGTTGATGCGTCCTTGATGCGTCTTATATCATCATCAGTAAAAAACATAGTTATGGCTTTTTATTAGGTACGTGGAAAACATATTCTTTGAGGTGCAAATGAAGTTGTTTTTTAAGGGTTTCAATGGGACGGGATAAAAGTTGCGTATCTGCCTGCTGAATTATCTCTAAGAGACGTTGAGCTTCTTTTGGCGGAATGTCATTTATAGTGAGTAAACCACGATTATCAATGTCTACGTACATAACATTATCTTTTTTTGCGTCCGCCTACGGCTTTACGGTGATAATTCAACTTATACCGTTGCCGTAGTTTTTCCGCATATTCGGCAGTTGCATCTTTGGGATCAACGAGGACTTGCGTTCGGGCATCTATTCTTAATAATATCTTATTTGATTCCTGCAAGGCAGATTGCTGGCAGAGTGCTGCAACTTCTTCCGGAGCATCTTTTTCAAAAAGATTTATTTTTTCTCTTTTTGCAGGATTGCTGGATGGACTGGGAGAGTGTACAACTTTCATAATTTGCTTTTATAAACCTTTGATTAGTTCCTCGATATAGTCTTTTAAATAAGGAGGTACTTCTTTGGTGTTTGCTTTCTCTTTTTCTTGAAACTGATAGTATTCACTTGCTGTTAAAATGATGTTGCGTACCTCTTCAGATTCTTGCATTATCTTTATTACTGCTGGTATGATGTTATAAGGAGAACCTACTACTATTGCTGGGGTGGCAACAAGTTCTTGCTGCTTCTTATATAAGATACAAATTGCACTCATTTCATTTGACTTGAGAATGTTAGAGATGTGAATTGTAGTAGCGAAGATCTGCTCTTTTGTTTCTTTTAAATTTTTCAT